GACTTTAAGTACTTATAAAGATTTATTGTGTAAATTAGATACTGAAATTTCAAAGTTAGTACAATCTTTTTGTAGATCAGAAACTTATGGGTATAAAACTTGTAAAGATAAATTACAAAAATTAATTTATACAAAACAATTATTAGAAAATAATTTTAACTTACCAGAAATGAGTAAGTTATTTTTTAGTTGTACTAGTAATGAAGATGGTTCTATTAAAACTATTAAAAGATTTAATAAAATTGTAGGAAATAAAATAGAATTAATAGTAAAAACAATTACTAAAACTATTAATATTTCAAGAGAATTTAGATTTGAATTACCTACAATACCTAATACAGATGGATTTTATATTTATTCTTTATGGATAAATTGTCAATTAAATACTGTAGCAGATGTAGCAAAAGTATTAGAAATATTAGAAAAAGCAAATTACTTAGGATTTTTTAATTTTCAATATGATTCTATTACTAATGAAATTTTTTCTAATGAATCTTATTTATATATTGAAACATTTGAATATGAATATATTCAATTTGATGTGTTTACTACTCTTCAATGTTTAGACTTAAAACCAATTACTCATTTAATAGAAAAAACTAATTAAAAACTTAAAATTTATTCATAAGTTTGTAAAGTAATTAAATAAAAAATATGTGTGTAGACTGTAACCCTTTAGAAAGCAATACTGGATTAATTCATTACTCTGGACCTAATTTAGTTATATGTAATGGTAACACTATTACTAATGGTGAATTACTTACATCTGTAATTGCTAAGTTTGATAATTGTATTGGAGTAATCCAAAGTCAATTAGACATGTCAAGTTTAGTAGAAAACAGTCCTTGTATTAATTTAACTAAAACTTCTTTATTAACAGTATTACAAAGTATTTTAGATACTGAGTCTGCTTATTGTACTCAACTGCAAACATTAAATACTCAATTAACTGCTTTACAAAATCAAGTAAATAATTTTCCTGCAAATAAAATTATTAATGTTACAGCTTGTAATGGAGTTACAGTTAATGAAACTGCAACTAGCAAAACATTTCAATTAGGAGCATTTGTTCCTAAAAAAACTATTCTTCCTTATTTTGGAGATATTAGTGATTTCTTTCCTACTGGATTAGGTAAACCTTCTGCAGGATTAAATGGTTGGGCTATTGCTGATGGTAGAAATGGTACTATAAATGCTTGTGGTAGATATTTAAAATATAATTGTGAAGCATGCTGTACAACAGGAGGATCTAATACTATTACATTAGCTGAACCTAATATTCCTTTAGTTTCTTTAGATGTAGATGCAGAATTTACTTTAAATTTTACAGGAGAAACAGAATTAGATGGTAAACATAGACATTGGGTTAAAATTGATAATGATTCAGGGTGCCCTGTAAATCCTGCAGATCCAACTCCTCCAGGAGATCAAAATGCTTGTGCTAACTTTGAAACAGGACAAAATAATGCAGGTAATTATTATTCCGCATCAATGGTAGGGCCTTCAGGAGAACATTCTCATACATTTACTGTAGATTCTACTGTAACAGGAACTTTTACTTCAACTATAGGAAACTCTAATCCAACATCAATAAATATAGAACCATCTTATATTGCAGGTATTCCTATTCAATTTTTAGGAGGGTGTTAATGAATAATTGTTATGTTTATTTACATAAAAGATTAGATACTAATGAAATATTTTATATTGGAATTGGTACTAAAATAAGTCCAAATGGTAGAATAAGAGGATTTGAAAGAGCTTATTCTAAAAAAGATAGAAATAAGCATTGGTTATTTATTGTAAATAAAAATAAATATGATGTAATAATTTATAAAGAAAATTTGACAAGAGATGAAGCTAATAATTTAGAAATTGAGTTAATAAACCAATATGGTAGAAAGGATTTAAAATTAGGTACGTTATGTAATTATACAAATGGAGGGGATGGAATAGCTAATTTAACTCCTGAAATTAGAAAAATAATGTCAGAAAAAAGAAAAAATTATAAAGTAAAAGAAAGTACAAAAAAAATAATGTCTATTAATACAAGTAAAAGAAATAAAAGTCATAAAAACATTAATTTTTATATTAATAATACAAATGGTTTTGTATTTTCTTTAGTTGAATGGGCTGAAATTTTAAAACAACCTTATAATAATTTTAGATATAAATCTTATAAAAAAGAAGGTTTAAAAGATTTTAATTTAGAATTTATAGGAAAATTAAATAAATAATAATAAAAAATATATAATATGTGTAATAATAATCCAAACTGTAATTGTCCTCAATGTAACAATTGCCAAGACTGTACTCAAGTAACTCCTACTTGTAATTGTACAACTACTTGTACTTGTACTACTGAACAATTTACAGAAGAATGTCCTTGTGGATTACAATCTACTAACTGTTTAATTTATACAGGAGATAATTTACAAGATTGTGATGGAAATGATTATCTTTTTAGAGGAACTAATTTTAATACTTTTTTATCTCAATTATGGGATACAGTTAGATGTGCTGCAACTCCTACAACAAATACAATAAATTATACAGGAGCAAATATAAGAAACTGTGATAATACTGCAACAGTTGTTGCTACAGGATCTTCTTTAACTGTAGCTTTAAATAATATTTGGAATGCAGTTAAATGTTGGTATACTGATTTATCACTTTTAATTAGTCAAAAACAACCTGTATGGCAGCTAAGTAATACTATTTTAGTAGGACCTTCTCAACCAGCTCCTTTTAATACTTTACCAACTGCTTTAGATGAAATAGCTAAATATCATTTTGCTAAAAATGATGTTATTATTTCATTAGAAACTGGTACATATAATTTAACTGGAAATTTGTTAATTACAAATAAATTTCAATATAACTTAGTTATTACAAGTCAATCAGGAAATAAAACAGATGTTTTATTAAATACTCAAGGATTTTATATAGAAGTTTCAAATCAAGGAGTGGCTACTTTTTCTAATTTATCTATAACATCTCTTCCTGATACTGGTGGAGCAATAAGAGTTAATAATCTTGCCATAGCTAATATAAATAATTGTAATATTTTTATTCCTAATCAAAACACTAATGTTAGAAAATATTATATATCAGTAAGTGAAAAAGCAGAACTTTTTGTTTCTAATACAGTATTTACAACAAATACATCAGAAAAAACTAAAATTAAAGCCCCTTTTTATATTTCTACATTTGCCTCTTTAAGGGCAGATGATTGTGTATTTGGATCTTTAGGACAAGGATTTTCATCAATTTCTGTAAATGATGTAGGTTCTTCTAGTTATTTTAGTAATATTAAATTTAATAGTATTTATAATAATGTTTTTAATGTAGCTAATAACGCTAGTCTTTATGTATCAGGAAATAATAATTTTGATGCAGGAAATAATCCTACAGGTTATGAAAATACAGTTGATTATAATGAAGATGGAGCAGTATTTGCTGCAAGTACTAACTCTGATATAGCAGTAGCTAATTTAAGGGTTAAAAATATTAGTTCGTATGCCCCAAATATTCAATATGTTGATTCTAGTGGAAATGTATTTAACTGGACAGGAAATAGGGTATTTGTTTCTGCAGCAAACTCTAAAATATTATCTAATTTATGTTATTTTGAAAAATTTGTAGTAGCTGCTTCTATAGATAGAAATGCAATAGTTACATCATATGCTAGTATTTACACTGATTTAGCATATGTATATAATGGATATGTTGGACAAGTAGCTCATGGATGGAGTACTACTGCAGCTTCTAATGTGCTTGATAATAAATTTTATAAAAATCCAGCAATAACTAATCAATTAATTCCTGGAGTATTAAATAAACCATTTTCTTACGATAATAACTTTGTAATTTTTTCAGGATGGGCAACTACTTCTCCACAAATTTTATAATTACTATATAATAAATTAAAAAATAATTAAAATGATACAAATAAAAGTATATACAGACGATATAAATTTTCAATATCAAACAACTAACCAAGGAATAGTTATTCCTGGTCAAGATAATTCAACAGTTTTAGTAATACAAAATGTATCTCCATTAAATACAAATAATTCAGTTTTAGTAGAAACTATTCAATCTTATACTGGACTTTTTCAAAATATGGCTACATTAAATGATTATATAACTAAAAGTGTAATATATCAATTAAATATAGAAGATCCAGGAAATCCAACAATATTGCAATTATATAGTTTTTATCATGTGCCTGGAGATTATGTACAATATCTTTACAAAACTCAACAAATACCATTACCTCTTCCAGTTTATGAAAATGGATTTTTAGTTGTAAATCAATCATTTGAATCTCAACAAGTATTAAAAACTTGGCAAGAAATTAAAGATGATTTTGAAGATAATAATTATCCTTTATTACCAATAGAAGTTCCAAACTTTAATCATTATATAGAAAGTTTAGCTTAATTACAATAATAATGACTAAACAAAAAATTATAGATCTCTTTGGTTATAAAGCAGGAAGAAAATTATATAACTTACTATATAGTAGTTGTGCTAATTTTTGCTGCATGGTAAAAGACTGTCTTGGAATTAGTTCTTCAGGAAGTGCAACACTGTATTTAAATCAACAAGGTAATTGGAGTGCTTCAACAGGACCTCAAGGACCCCAGGGTCCACAGGGACTACAAGGTATCCAAGGTATCCAAGGTATTCAAGGTCCAGTAGGTGCAGCCTTAACAGTATTAGGTTCTTATCCTGATCTTGCTTCATTTTTAGCAGGACCTGGAGGAAGTCCAGGAAACCCTGGAGAAGCTTGGATTATAGAATCTGATGGTTCTTTATATGTATGGCATACAATAACTAATACTTGGGATGATGTAGGAGATTTGCAAGGACCTCAAGGTTTACAAGGTGTTCAAGGGATTCAGGGTATTCAAGGAATACAGGGTTTACAGGGAATACAGGGTGTGCAAGGTCCTCAAGGACTTTCAGGATTTGAATGGGACCCAACAAGAATAAGTCCAAATCAATATTTAATAGGAGATATTGTAAACTATCTTGGCAATTATTATATTTGTATAGCTAACAACGATGCATTAATTCCTCCTTCTACTTTAGGAGTTTATTGGAATACATATTCATTTGTTGGTCCTCAAGGACCTCAAGGTATTCAGGGAATACAAGGTGTTCCAGGACCTGTAGGTATGCCAGGATTATTTGCTCAAACAGCAAATAGTACACCTATTACAGGTACTACAGTAGAAACAACATTAATAGGTGCAGGTGTAGGAACTTTAAGTGTACCTGCAAATGGATTTCAAGTTGGCGATAGTTTTAGAGCAGTATTTGGAGGGGTTATGAATGCTGCTAATAACCAAACTATAAGAATAAGAGTAAAAACAAATGGAACTATACTATTAGATAGTGGTGTACAGGCTTTGACAAACTCAATTATAAATGATGTCTGGAGTTTAAACATAGATTTTACAATTAGACAAATAGGCGGTGCAACTGTAGCATCTATAGTTTCACTTGGCTCATTTCATTATATTAAAACTTCTAATGCATCAACTCAAGGCTTTGCATTTAATGTAATTAACAATACTACATTTAACACTACAATAAACAATACATTAGACGTAACTGTTCAATGGGGTTCCAATAATGCAGGTAATAATATTTATAGTGATATATTTATATTAAACAAAACATATTAAAAAAGTTAAATAAATGAACAGATTAAGTAGAGCAGATATTTTAACCATGTTTGGGTACAAAGCAGGTACCAAACTATACAATTTATTATACAGCAGTTGTGCTAACTTTTGTTGTATAATTAAAAATTGTTTAGGTATTTCTAGTGGAGGTAATGCAGGTTTAGTTTTAAATCAACAAGGAAATTGGGTTACTTTAGAAGAAAATGAATTTATAGAAGTAGCAAACTTTGCAGCCTTACCAGTAACAGGCGAGTCAGGTGTTATATATGTAACCTTAGACACCAATAAATTGTATCGGTGGACAGGTTCTACCTACGTTGAAATATCTGCTAGTGTATCTCCTGTATGGGGTGGAATAACCGGAACACTTAGCAATCAAACTGACTTGCAAAATGCTTTAAATGCAGATACATTTGCATTAGATTTTACTGCTGGAGTTTTAACGTATTCTTTTTACGCTCCGTATGCTATGAAAATAAATAGCGTTACGAATGTTTTAAACTCACCAACTACAACTATAACGACTACTGTAGGGTTAACTCCTTACACATTAGGGAATACTATAACAATAGGTACTCTAATAAACATAACAGTTTCAACTTCTAGTGTTATAAGATTAAATATATTAACAGTATGAGCAATTATATAAAAGTTTTACCAGCGGTTAGCACTCCAATAGGTGCTACATTAATGAAGACAGGTCAGACCACGTCTTATAGAACAGGTGATGACGGTGATTTAGAATTAGGTCGTGCGACAGATTTCTTTACTTTACCTAGTAATAACCCATTCGGAAATAATAGAAGATTTACAGGAACTACAGGAGGGTATCAAACAGGTGGAATTAATTATAATAAAGACGGAGGAACTACTACTGCTGCATTAGCTTTCCCAAATGATATAGTAATTGATTGGAGTACATATAATGGAACAAATGCACTAGGATATTATAGAGTTCTTTCAGGAGATGTTGTGTGGAATACTGCTATTGACAATTCATTAGCTTTTAGTATAGGAACTTATACAAGTGGTTGGAGACTTCCTAATTCTACAGAAATGATTTCATTAATGTACATATTGTTAACTCAAAGCCATTCATATAATTACAACCCATTCAATTTTACATGGACTGGGTATTTTTGGACATCGACCAATGCCTCTACAACAGTTTTACTTATGTACCCTTTTCAACATAGTACAATAATACTTTCTAAAACACAAGGGTCTACTAGATATATTCCAGTAAGAATATTCACCGTAACAGGAACAACTTTAACTTAAAAATAAACAATCATGGCAACATATAAATTTGAACAATTCAACGTAGAAATAACAAATCCAATAGTAGAAGTTACTAATGTAATCGATTCAATCATTACAAAGGTTTGCTCTGCTGATGTATTACTAACAACAGACTCTGCTAATTTTGGAATAACCTTATCAGGATTTACTTATCAAGATACATGGTCAGATGAAGACATTATTAACTGGGTGAATAATGTAGAGCTTCCAAAGTACGAAGTAAAGTAGTAGTATAAAGTAAATTATAAACTAATAAAAATGCCAAAGTTTGATTTAATCCTATTCTTAAAGTCTTTAATACTAGCCTTTATATCTTTTAAATAATTAAAAATAATGGGAAAATATTTTAATGCTTTTATAATGTCCATAATAACTTTTTTTTCTCCTATAGCAGGATTATTATTAGCTGTTGGAGCTATGATTATTTTAGACACTGTATTAGGCATTACAAAGGCTATTAAAAATGAAGGATGGGAATCTGTTACTTCAAGAAAAGCAAGTGTTATTATAAGTAAATTTTTACTTTACCAATTAACAGTAATAACATTTTTTATAATAGACTATAACTTAATAAATGAGTTTACAAAAGTACATTATCAAAACAATTATTTATTAACTAAATTTATAACACTCTCTTTATGTTTTGTAGAAGCAAAAAGTATAGATGAAAATATTAAATCTATATTTGGGTTTTCTATTTGGACAAACTTAAAAGAAGTTTTAATGAGAACACAAGAGATAAAAAAAATTCCTAAAAAATAAATAATTAATGACAATTACTTATTTAAATTTTTTACCTAATCAAGGGTTTAATGATACTATTTATTATCTTAAAACAGATGGTAAATATTATGGTTGGGATGGACAAAATAATAGATTTTATAATTTATCTACACCAAATATAGATGACTTAGTAGGATTAAGTTTTGAAAATTTACAAGAAGGAGATGTATTATCTTATGATAGTATTTCTCAAACATGGATTAATAAAGTTATAAATACATCTACAGGAGTAAATTCTTTTAATGAAAGACAAGGAGATGTATACTTATTAAGTTCAGATGTAACTTACGCACTAGGATATACACCAGAGAATGTAGCAAATAAAGTTACTGTAATAATTCCCGAAGAAATAAGTGATGTAAGCTATCCAAGCACAAGTGCGGTGTATAATTATATTACAGGTGCAATTTCAAAGTCTTATGGTTCTTGGAAAAATGAAGAAAGTCAATTTGCGGCTACTAATACTGAAGGATATGGAATTAAATTTAATACGGCAGATATTTCAGAACAGGGGATTAATATAGAACTTGATTTATTAGGAAATAAAACTCTTATTAGGTTTTTAAATTCTGGAAAATATAATATACAGTTTAGTTGTCAATTTGAAAATATAAGTACACAATTTAACGATGTGTCTATTTGGTTAAGAAAAAATGGAGAGGATTCTATTGCTGATATAGCAGGAACTGCTCGTTATATAACAATACCAATTAGATATGATGAGATAAATGGTCGTAATACAGTATCATTTAACTATTTTGTAGAAGCTATTGCAAATGATTATTTTCAACTTGTATGGGCCACAACAAATTCTGAAACTATAAGTATGACATCTTACAAAGCAGTTAACCCTACACCTAGTTCTTATTCAGCAATATTAACAATTAATCAAATAAATTAAAACCCTTAAAATATAAAACCATGAAATTATCAAAACATTTAGATCTAGCGGAAGTTACAAGATCAGAAACTGCAAAAAGAAAAGGAGTTAGCAACATACCTACTCCTGAGCATATTGAAAACTTTAAATTATTGGCTGAAAAAATATTCGAGCCTATTAGAGAGCATTTTAATGTTCCTATTTTTATATCTAGTGGATATAGAAGCAAAGCTTTAAACCAAGCTATTGGTGGGAGTTTAACCTCACAACATTGCCAAGGTGAAGCAATTGATATTGATATGGATGGTAGCTCAAGCGGAGTTACTAATGCTCAAGTATTCCAATTCATTAAGGACAACTTGAATTTTGACCAAATGATTTGGGAATTTGGAACAGATAAAAATCCTGATTGGGTTCATGTTTCTTATGAATCAACTGGTAAACAAAGAAAACAAATACTTAAAGCCATAAAAGTTAACG